TGAGTTTGAAATTTTACCCTAGGGATTAAAAATAAATATGAGAAAAGGCTTGGAAAACCCAAATATATTTACTATCTTTATTATGTAATCAAAAGAGATAAGTTATGAAAAATATGATTGATGTAGAATTAACCGAGTTGGAACTTAAAGTAATGGAATCTTATGTTTCAATGTTGTACGCTGAACCGGGTTTCTCCGATGTAGATGCGAAAGATATAAGTGAGGATATAGGAATCTCAACCAAAAGTGTTAGAGGTGCGTTGGGTTCGTTGGTTAAAAAAGGAATCATTAGTTTAGATGAAAATGATAGTGGTTATGTTATTATTTACTTAAACAATGCTTATTGGTATTTGGTAAATGAGAATTGGGCTGCTGAAGCTAATATGTATTTGTAATAAAATTTAAAACTTAAAATATAAAAGATATGAACTATTCAGAATTATCAAAATTATCAATTGAAGAATTGCGTAGTATTAATTCGTTAGTAGTGGATTTAATTAAACAAAAACGAACCATTGCTTCATTAGAGAAAAAAGTGGGGTTGAGAGTTGGTATGAATGTTAGGGTAAATCACCCTAAGTTGGCTGGTAAGGAGTTATCTATTAATAAGATTAACCGAACCAAAGCCACTTTAAGTGTAAAGAGTGGTGGTGTGTTTATCGTTCCAATTTCGTTAATTGAAGCGGTTTAAAATAGATTAAATAGTAAATATGAAAGATAGTAGGGAGAAATCTCTACTATTTTTTTATTTTGTAAAAACATTATATATATCTATATACAAAATATAGTTTTATTATGCAAGAAAAAAAATACGATTTTCCAACGGAGGTTATAACATTACCATCAGAGGGTAAAGTTTATCCACAATCTAATCCACTTTCAAAGGGAACGATTGAAATTAAGTATATGACAGCAAGGGAAGAAGAGATTCTAGCATCCCCAAATTTGATTAAAAAAGGTGTTGTTTTGGATAAATTATTTGAATCTATTATAGTAGATAAGGATATAAACCCATCCGATATCGTTGTAGGTGATAAAAATGCTATTATGTTAGCTACAAGAATTTTAGCGTATGGTCCTGAATATGAAGTAGAAGTTAGTGATGATTATGGTCAAAAACATACAATAAAAATTGATTTATCCAAAGTTAGAACAAAAGAAATAGATACTTCTTTATTGAGTAGTGAAAATAGATATGAGTTTAAAACTCCATCTGGATATAATTTAGTGTTAAGGCTTCTTTCTCATGGAGATGAATTAAAAATAGATGATGATATAAAAGCATTATCTAAATTTAATAAAGGAGGGGTGACCGGTGAATTAACAACTAGATATAGATACATGATAGCCGAAGTTGATGGAAAAAGCGATACGAAAAGTATTGTAGATTTTATCAACAACAAATTTATATCAAGAGATACAAAAGCAGTTAGAGAATTTATTAAATCTATTCAACCAGATGTTGTAATGGAATATGAATATGAAGATCCCGAAAGTGGAGAAAAGGAGGTACGCCCGATTCCGATGGGCGTAGGGTTTTTTTACCCTTCCACCTAATTATTCAGTATTAATACATTCTCAAATATGGGAATTGTGTTATTATGGTAATGGGTTTATTCAATCAGATGTTTATGGGATGCCAGTTCATTTAAGAAATTTTTACTATAATAAATTAGTAGAAACAAAGAAAAAGGAAAATGAATCGGTTCAAAAAAATAATAGAGTAACGGCACAAAAAACACCATCTAAAGTGAGAGTTAATAGATAACTCTCATTTTATTTTATATGATATTTATAAACGAGATAAACTATTCTAAAATGAAAATCACAAAAAAAGAATCAATACTATTTAAAGAAACTCATAATAAATGGTTAAATGAGGATAATTTTTTGGCTAAATTGTTTGCAAAGAAAGTAAAAAGTGCTTTATTAAATGATAAAGAACTTAAACAGGCAGTAGAAGATGCTGATAAGCATGTAGAAGATGCGAGAAATAAAATTGAATCACATTTAGATAACGATAAAGAAGCTGTAAAAAAATACATACCTGCTGATGTAAGAAAATATTTAGGATTTGATTACTAAAATAAAACGATTAAATGGCAGAGCACGGACATCAAAATAAATCACAAGAAGAGTATAATGAATTACTTGGAATGACTCAATCCCTTTTGGGGAAGATGAGTGATGCTATGTCAGAATTAGATTCTCAAACTGATAAGAGAAATAAAAAACTTTCAACACAAATATCGCTTACAAAAGCAATAATAGGTGATTTGCAGAATGAGAAAGATTTGCAAGCGGCCATTAACCTTTTAACTCAAAATTCAAACAATATATCTTCTCAAAATTTTGGAGTAAATCAGAAATTAGTGAAAGCATATCAGGCGCAAGTATCCGCTTTACAAGGTATATTACAAAAACAACAAGATGCAGCAAAAATATTAGGAAGAGTAAATGGTATAGTAGATGGTGTTAAAGATAAATTTCATGATGTATTCCACGCTATTGAACATGGATTGAGTGATATACCATTTATAGGTGAAAAATTAAAAAATGCGTTTCAACCTTTTGCCGAAAAATCACAAAGAATGTTTGGATTGGTTGCTGATAAATTCAAAATGGGATTTAGTAGAGCCTTTCAATCTTCGTTGGCAAGCGGGGCAAGTTTTAGTAAAGCAACTTTTTCAGGTTTAAGTGCAGGATTTAGTGGTGCTACAAAATTAGCAGTGAGATTTGCTGGAATGTTAGGGCCTATTGCTATTGGTGTATTGGCAATTGGAGCTGCAATTGGATTAGGTTGGCATAGAATGCATGATTTGGAAAAAGCTGCAACCGATTTTAAAACTACAACAGGATTAGCTACTGCCGATTTGCATGAACTTGAATACACTATTAAAAATGTTAGTAATAAGTTTGGAGTATTAGGTGTTAGTGCGGAAGATGTTGGTAAAATAATGAGTGATTTTACTACTGCAATGGATGGGATGTCAATACCCGCAGAAAGTACTGTTGCGGCATTAGCAGTAATGAGTAAAAACTTTGGTGTGAATGCAAAAAGTGCTTCCGAAGTAAATAAAGTTTTCCAAAATATGGGAGGCTTTTCAGAAGCGGCAGCAACATCATTAACCATGTCAGCGGTAGAAATGGCTAATATGGTTGGAGTTTCTCCTGATCAGGTAATCAAAGATATGGCAGATAATGCCGGACAAGCATACCAATACTTTAGAGGTTCACCACAGGAATTAGTAAAAGCAGCAGTTTATGCGGCTAAGATGGGTTCTTCAATTAAAGATATGACTGCGAGTGCTAATAAACTTTTGGATTTTGAAGAAAGTATATCAAAAGAATTAGAAGCATCTGCATTATTAGGAACTAATTTAGATTTTTCAAAAGCCAGAGAATTGGCATTTACCGGAGATTTGTTAGGAATGCAAAAAGAACTAACAAAAGAATTGGCAAATGTTGGAGATATCAGTAAGATGTCTACATATGAAAAACAGGCATTAGTAGATGCTACCGGTCAAGAATTAGATACTTTGATGAACACTCAAAGAATTTATAATAAATTTGGTAGTTTAGATGATGCAAGATTGGCAGCGGCAAATGATTTAATTGCGAGTGGTAAAGATATTACAAATGTAAGTGAAGCGGATTTAGAAGCTCAAACTGAAAGATTGGCTAAGCAACAAAAGATGCAGGATATGATGGGGCAACTGAATAATAGTATGAGTGCCATCGGAACTGCTATGGGAGATGCATTTGCACCAGTTGCATCGATGTTTTTAGGAGTTTTATCCGGAGCAGCTAAATTATTAGCAGCCGTTCTAATCCCTGCTTTTCAAGGATTAGGATTTGTAATTAAAATGGCTTTATATCCATTTACTTTATTGGGTAAAATGTTTGGAAGTTTGATTGAATACGCTAAACAATATTCAGATTATATTGCAGCAGCTGGTATAGGTGCAGCGATTGTATATGGTATTCAACAAAGACAATTGATAGTAGAAACTGCGTTAAATGTACAAAAATTTATAGGAACTCAGCTATCGAAAGAAGGTTATTTTTATAAAATGTATGAATTTGTTCAAACTAAATTAGCAGCGGGGGCTCAATTGATATACAACGGATATATTTTAGTTGCAAATGCAATAAAGAAAAGAGGTTTGTTAGCAGGTATAGCTGAAATGGCGATTACCGCATTTAGTTCATTGGCTAAAATTCCAATTGTCGGTGTTGCATTAGGAGCGGTAGCCGCAGCTGGAGCATTAGCATTGGGTTATTCTTTATTTTCAAAAGCGGGTGACGTATTCTCACCAGCTGATGGTAAAACCCAAATCTCTACAAAAGAAGGAGGATTATTTGAATTATCTTCAAACGATGATGTATTAGCAGCACCTGGATTAGGCGCTGCGATGCAGAATGCAGGAGGAGGTGGTGGAATCGTTGCTACATCGGGTGGAGAAGGTGGTGGAGTTGCTACATTAATTAATAGTTTAATAGCTGAAATGCAAGGAATGAGAAATGATTTAGCAACAGGTAAAGTAGCCGTTTATATGGATGGTCAATTAGTTACATCTAAAATTGCAAGTGTTGCAAGTAAAAATCCAGTAACATAATAAAGTAATGCCTACGATACTAGAATTATTTAAATCTTCAAAAGAGAATAAACAAATACCTCAGGAAAAGGCAAAAACTTATGTTGCCTCAAGAGGTCAATTTCTTATTGATAGAGAAAACAAATTAGGAAATTTAATTGAAAAAAGATTTGACCCTTTGCAAGAAACTGCATTAGAGCAGGAATTGAGTGGATTGAGACCTATGAGGTTAGTTAATTCACCGACATTGTACGGAACTGAAATAATAAGAATTACAACTCAAAAAACATCTGATGTTGATGCAATGAAACTTTCTAAAAATCCTAATCAACAAATCAGTTTAGGTAAAATAGGAAAGTTTATAGAAAAAGGAATTGGGTTTGTAAATAAAACATTAGGAACTCCTCAGAATGTTTTTCCAACTTATGTAATTAATACAAAAGAATTTAAGGAAGGAAGAACTCCTAATAAAATGATTGATTTAGCAGAAATCAGAAAAGATGCCAGAGGGTCACAATTAGGTAGATTTTTGAAAGATACTGGTGCGGGAACTCCGAATCAATTGGCTAAACAATCATTCGGAAAAGGAATTAATTTAGCAAAGAGTGCGATAAGAAGTGCATTATTGGGTAGTAGAGTTATTCCCGTAACATCTGGAAGTTTAGATAATTTTAATCAAAAATACTTCGAAGATGAGAACGGAGGAACATATTCTGATTCGATGAAGGATTTAACATTAGGAGGTTCTTTACAATCATTCGATATATCAAAAGTTTCACCTGTCTTTGGATTAGATAGAAGTGCAGATGGGGGTTTATTTGGAACACCGCGAAGATTTGCAAATAGAGAAATCGTATATGGATTCCAATTATCTCAAAATACATCTCACCAAAAAAGAGGAGAGCCTTCACAGAAAGATTTAATTGATAAGTTTAATACACCAGATAGGAATTATTCATTTGGTGGAAAAGCTAGTGAATTAAACGATGAAGCAAAAAAGAAAAAGTTTCAAGAAAATGAGATTCTACGATTTATTAAACCTAATTATTTACTAAAAAATAATTGGAAAAAGGATAGGTATTCGACTGATACTACTAAAAGATCATATCATAATAATACTGAAAAAGTATATGATAATAAATTAGATAACAGAAGAGGTTTATTTTCAGATAGAGATATTTTAAATCAAACTGGAAGATTAGCTGAATCTGAATTAAAGACAATAAAATATAATGGTAGAACATTAGATGAAGTTGATTTAATACCATTAAAATTTCAAAGAGTAAATGATGGTGCATCTGTCTTTTTCAGAGCCACAATGACAGGATTTAACGAACAATTTTCTCCGAGTTGGGAAAATACAAAAATGTTAGGTTCGCCATTTAGTTTTTACAATTATAGCGGAATAGAAAGAAAGGTAAGTTTTAACTTAAAGGCCTATTCAATGTCTCAGGCTGAATTAGTAATGATGTGGAGAAGATTGGAATTTTTAGCTCATTGCACATATCCATATCAATACAATGCAGGTATAGTAGAACCTACTTTATTATATTTTACATATGGAAATATTTACAACAAAAAAGCCTGTTTTGTTGATAGTTTATCATATTCAATAGAAGATGCAGAAAATCTTTGGGAATTAGGTGGTGGATTATTAAAGACAAAAGCCGGAACATATAATACTGAATTTGGCAAGAAATTTTACGGTGGTGCTTTAAATGGTGAAGAAAATTCAAAAGAAAATGGTAAAGGTGCAAAGGTTAGTGAACTTGGATTAGATGTTCAATCTGATGCATCTGGAGTGTATTCAGCTAGGGCGACTCGAATTGAGGGAAATGAGATATATGATAAAAATTTAAAACGTTCAAATATTGTAAATACTGAAATACAACGAAATCAGGTAAGTAATGGTAATTATAATATGGATAACTATAAATTACCTAAAATTATAAGTATAACCACAACACTTACATTCATAGAAACAAAAGCTACTACTGATTTCAATCTTTATGGATACGGTAAAAAAGTAATGTAATGAGATATAACTTAAAAAATATAAAGAGATTGGATGATGGTAAAAAGGTGTTAAAGACATCTATACCTAAAACTATTCCCAAAAAGGATGATGATATATACATTATTACACAAGAAACTGATAGATTAGATTTATTAGCAAATGAATTTTATAAAGATAGTTCCTTATGGTGGATTATCGCTACCGCTAATAATTTGAATGGTGTAAATATTGGGTTAGAAGCAGGATTGCAATTAAGAATTCCGAAAAATAAATTTGATATAATAAATCAATACTAATGGCGTTTCCTTTTTATAAAAGTATAGATTCATATATAGTAAGTGAGTTAAGGGCTAGATCATCAGAAAATAATGTTCAGCTATCAAAATTAGTGCCTTGGATTAAAGCAACAACAAGTTTAGAAGGAAGGTATTCAATAGGAACTGATTCGTATTCAACTTTATTTGATGGTAGTTCAACTGATGCTTATCGTAATACTTCTGAATGGAGATATAGACCTAATCCCATCATAACGGATTTCTCTGTGGATTTTGCTAGTAGGGGAACGTTGAGGAGATGCACATTAAAAATAAAATGTTTTACACCGGAGCAATTAAGATTGATTCAACAAAATTTTTTAGAACCCGGTATAAGTGTGTATGTTCAATGGGGTTGGAATTATTCAGTTAGAACAAATAAAGCAATTGGGCCAACTGATGTAAGTGCGGGTACTGTTCAAAAATACAATAGAAATGCAGCTGAATTAAATAGTATAAGAGCGGCCAATCAAGGTTGTTATGATAATTTCGTTGGAATAATCGGTGGAGGAGAATCAACTATATCTGGATTAGAATTTGATGTTGATGTAAAGATGGTTTCGTTAGGAGAAATTTTAATGGGAAAAAGTGGAGAAACTGTAACACCGACAACAACTGCCGAACCTATAAAACCATTAAGCCATCCAAATAGTAAAGCATCATTAGAACAAAGCAGAAATAAAAAATTAAATTGGGTATATTGTTATGACCAGTTACCCGATGAATTAAGAAATAATAATACTCTTAAAATAGAAGATACATTTAAGTATGAATCTGATTTTATAAATTATAATGAAAGTTTAGTTACCGAAGCAAAAGAGGAGACTAGCGAAGGTTGGTTTAGTGGTAATTTGACATTTAAGGGAAAATCTTTTGAAGCAGCTGATGCTGATAATCCAATCAATGGGGGTAAATTTATGAGTTTTGATGCATTTATTAAATTGATGAATGCAGCTAGAATTAAGTTAAGTTCGGCTAATGTTGATTTCTCAATAGATATTTCAAACACTTATATTGGTGGATTTTCTAGAATTTTTTCTACCGATGAAAGAATTTTTATTCCTAATTCGACTTGTTACAATTATTTGGACGATATTATTTTATTAAATCCATCCGGTGCTCCATCCGGAACTGCATTGGATACATCAGTAAATGGTAGATCATTTCCAAAGACCGGTGCTACTACGGTAACATTCGAAGGTCAATCGGTAACTTTGCCAGCCGGTAAACATGGTTGGATTGGGGATGTTTATATCGAAAATGAAATGGCAATGGAGGCATTAAAGGATCAAACCACTCCAATAAAAGAAGTTTTAGATGGTGTTTTAAAAAAAATGGAAGAAGCAGTAGAAGGGCTTTGGTCGTTTCAAATACTAGAAGATAATTCAGGTACAACAAAATTAAGAATTGCTGATGCAAATTTAAGAAATGTAAGAAGTGGAAATGGTGGATCAAATATTGAAGTATTTGATATGTTTGGGACAAATAGTTTCTTTTTAAATGCGAGTTTTAATTTAGACATTCCGAAAGAAATGGCTAGTAAAGTGTATATGGAAAAATCAGTTGATAACGTTCAATCAACCGATGAATTGACTGGAATATTTTCATCTAAAAAAGATGTTGTATTAGGAAAATTGAATAAAGAAGCATATGATTCTACCATAAAAACTCCGGAGGAAGAAGACCCTAAACAAAAATGGATTGAATTCCGAAGAAATATAAAATTATTAGTAAACCCCAAAATAATTTCAGTTGCAGATATAGGAGATGGTAATATGGATGAATGGGCGATATGTGGTAGTTTCTTAAATAAAAGAAAATTTAACGACATAAGAAAAGCAGATTTGGGATATACCGGAGGGGGTGAAGTTTATAATGGAAGAACTTTACCAGTAGGATTTGATTTTAGTGTATTAGGTATGAGTGGTTTTCAAGTCGGTCATCTATTTAGTGTAAAGGGATTACCTCCACAATATGGTATTGGAAGAGGAGCATTTCAGGTAGAAGAAATAACCCACAAAATTGATGGTAAGCAATGGGTTACGGATGTTAAGAGTCATTTTAGACCTTTTTATAAGTAAATTATGATTGATAATTATAAAAAATTAAAAACAATACCTATTAAGAATAGAACACCTAAAGCATATTTCCCTAATCCAAATAATAGAGATTATGAAATAGGTTTTATTAGAAGGTATTTTACTCAAATGAGAGCTACACCCGGTGCACCTATATTTGAAATAAGCGAGGATACATATGCTGATTATTCAGATACTCCTTATTATGTTGGTGTAAAAATAAATTGGAAAATCACCGGTGATTTAGAAGATACATATACCGAAAATGGTGAATATATCCCATCGGTTCATACTGTAAATTCATTATCAATTATAGAAGGAGAAAAAATAATACCAGAATTGAATTTATATTTGGTAAATACAAAACAATTTCATAGATTAGTATAGTTATAAATAAACAACAAAGTTATATGGCAAATTTTAAACATCTATCGGATTTAGAAATCCAACAAATGACCTTCGATTGGAGGTATAGAGGTTTCACCACTTTAGATTTATTAACTGAAGAAGAGTGTGATGAAATCAACGATGAATTAGAAAGATTAAGACAGGAAAGAAAAGGAACACTAACACCAGAAGGAAAAGATTGGGGTGAGTGGGATCCATTTGCATATCCACATAAGATTTCTGAAAAATTAGAAAAATTATTTGTTCATCCAAAGATTATCGAGGCGTGTGAATTCTTAATGGAAGGTGAGATAGTTGGTATGCAAACTTGGGCATACTTTAAACCACCGGGACAATTGGGTAGAGATATGCACCAAAATGCATTCTATACAGGATGTGGACACAACGAAATTATCAATACTGCATTGGCTTTAGATAATCATGACGCGGGGAATGGGGCAGTATGGAATTACGAAGGTTCTCATAGATTACCAACCTTACCAATTGAAGTTGATGAGGAGAGAACAAAAACTAACCCATCATTTTGGAGAAACGAAAGAGGTAAACCGTGTGTAATGCCGGAGGGACATGATTTTCGTAAAGTAGAAGGAGTTCTTAAAAAGGGACAAGTTGTATTATTACATTCTCATTGTGTGCATGGTTCAGAAGCGAATGACTCAAAGAGATTCAGAAGAAACTTTTTAGGTGGTTACTTAAAAAAAGGAGCATACTTCAATCAGGGTTCACATATGAAAAGAGAGCCAATCGAATTGAAACCTTTGCAAGAAAAGTATTGGAATTCTTAAAAATTATTCGTATATTTGTTTCCTATGGTAAAATTCGTAGAGAACAAACAAAGCGGTAAAGAATTTCTAAAAGAATACACTTCTAAAAAAAGTGTAATATTTCCCTTATTCCAAAATAGAAAAGAGCACCCCATAGTGAATAAACTATTGGGTGCTTTTGTTTTTATCGGTGATGATTGTTATGTTTTAACGAATGGACATAATGATGTGGTAGATGCACCATTAGGAGCATTGACTTCGGGCGATGCACCTAAATTTATATTTGATAGTAAATGGTTTCTACATCAGTTAAACCTACCAAACTCACATAGTGTAGATGTATTGTATCATCTTAAAGAATTCAAAACATTTGAGTATGATATGATATATAATTCTTTTACAAAGGGGTATCGGAATAGAGATGATTTAAGTTTTATACCAATCAGCACACTCATTAAATATGTAACTGATTTTGTAAAAGAAAACATTAAGTATGCGGATACAAAGGGGGTTGGGGGTTATGAGTTTTACAATCATTTAGTCCTACCTGAATTCCAAAAGATAGAGGGGAATGGAATACCAACTACATTTGGATATGAATACTCCCTCTACAACAACTTTACAACCACAGGGCGACCTTCAAATACTTTCGGAGGGGTAAACTACTCCGCACTAAATAAATCGGATGGCAGTAGAGATTATATCGTTTCTAAAAGGGGTGAATTAGTTCAATACGATTTCGATGGATACCACGTCCGTCTGATAGCAAATTTAGTAGGAGAATCTATACCCGAAGATTCCGCACATGAATGGTTGGGCAAACAATACTTTGGGAAAACCGTATTAAGTGATGAGGATTACCTTAATAGTAAGAAACTTACTTTCCAACAATTATATGGTGGGATAGATGTAGAAAATTTAGAAATACCATTCTTCCAAAAGACGGATGTATTCATTAAGGAGATGTATAAGAGGTTTTTGATTAATGGTTATTTGGAAACAAAGGTTGGAAAAAGAATTCCTTTCCAAAGAATTGATAACCATAATCCGCAAAAGGTATTTAACTATTATTTGCAATCGCTGGAAACCGAAACAAATGCATTTTTAATTAAAAAGATTAATAAATTACTTAAATACAAAGAAACCAAATTGGTTTTATATACCTATGATTCGTTTTTATTCGATGTTGATGATGGGGAAACAGCTATTTTAGATGAAATAAAAGCAATTTTGGAAACCATTGCTCCGATTGAAGTGTTAAAAAGTAAGACTTATGGAAATATTTAATACTTATATGTGAGAAAAAGTATTAATTATTTTTAAATGAAAACACAGTTACTATGCACATTTGCGGAGACGGATAGTTTACAAGATATACTTCAAAAAGTTAGAGAAAACTATAAAATTGTTTACAACTATATCTACATCCTGCAAAATAAAACTTCGTTAGAAGAGTTATATATAACTTATAATATAGATGTTGATTTTAGGCCGCCGGTTCAATTAGAAAATACGATTTTAGTTCATCGTAAAAAACAATCAAACACACTATATACTATTAACGCTTTAAACCAACTTATTAAAGAAGAAAATGGTGGAGTGTTAGATACAAATTTTTCATTAGATTGGGATAAATTTAAAAACTCAATCATTCTAACCGGAGCGACTGGTATTAGAAAGATACCGACAAGAATATTCCAAAAGATTGAATTCAATTAATAGAAAAAATGATTGATGTTAATAAAATAATAGATGAAATTTTATTAGAGCATTCTCAAAAATACCCTATACCTTCGTTGAAAGAAAAGGTGCAGGTTGAGAATCTAATAGAGTGTTGTTACAAGTTAGGATATGGACGATATGCGGGAATCATATCTGAAATTTTTATTAATGAAGCCGAACCCCCAAAAAAGCCGCAGAGTGATGGTGAAGGTGAATCAAAAGATTTTCCTGGTAAGTTTCATTTAGGGGGTGGTTACTATTCATCCAAAGAAGGTGGGGAAGTAGAATTTAAAAACGATAACGGTAATTTAAGACCCGTAACTCCAGAAGAAAAAGCAGAGTTTGAAAAAAAATTAGGTGGAGGAGATGAAAAAGAGCCAACTGATTCTAAACAACCAACCGAACAACCACCTGCAGAAAAAAGTCCGGAAGAAAAAGAAAAAGAAGATGCAATTAAAAGTGAACCCGAAAAGGTTTTAAATAATCCTGATGCATCGGCGAGAGATAGAGCGAGAGCAGGTTCATCGAAGAGAAAAAGGGATATATTAAAAGCAAAACAAAAAGATGATCCTGAATTCCAAGCTGAATTGAAAAAGAAAGTTTCGGAAAAAAATGAAGAGATTGCAAAAGAATTAACATCTCAAAAGGATAGTGAAGGAAATATGTTGGATGCGGAAACAACTGAAAACGGTTCTTTACTTATCGGAGTTGAGCATGGTGAGGGAAATGAAAGCACGAAGAATACAATAGAAAAGATTAAATCCTTACCAAAAGATGCAAAAGTAATGTTTGTTGGTGAAGGTGGAGTTGGTTTAGGTGATGATGGTAAAATTGATTTTGTTGGAGAGCAGGCTGAATTAAGAGACGCGTGTTTAGAACATTTTGATAATGCCAAAGAAGAGAGTTGGGATGAAAATGGTGATGTAAGGAATTCCGATTCACCTATTTTTGATGATATAGCCAAATCATTTGATGGTAATAAAGAAAAGGCAATGGCATCGGTTTGGACAAATATGGTTGGACAGGGAGATGATTTGGATGCCGATGATTACCTTACTGATGAAACGAAAGAATGGATTAAGGGAGAAGCGAGAAAAGGTGGAAGTAAAGAGTTTGATGGTGATGTAGATTGGAATAACCTTACATTAGAACAAAAAGAAGACCTATATCAACTTAATTATAGAGATGATCAGAACTATGGTGAAACTGATTTATCCAAAGGTCAAAAGGCATTTAATGATTATAGACAAAAGGAGTTAGATAGAAAAATAAAAGAAGGGGAAGAAAAAGGATACACTGTAATTGCTACGATGGGTAATTCTCACGTTGGAATGTGGAGAGAAAGAAATAAGAAAAAAGATGAAACTTTTAAACCCCAATCCTTACGAAATTTACAAAAAGAATTACCCGATGCTGATAAAGAAGTATTCAGTAAAGAATCTGATTTAGATAAAATACCTGCCGATAAGAGAGAAGAAATTTCTATGAAGATTGATGAGTTGGCGGATAAAGCGAATAAGGGTGAAGATTTTAACCTTTGCCAGGTAACAGTTCCTGGTACAAACTTATATTGTGATGATAATCAAGGAATTCCGAGAGAAGAGATGCCACAATTCAAAGGCAAACCCTTACCTGGAACTCCCGCTGAAGAACTTCCGAAAGATAGTAAAGGTGAAGTAGATACCGAACCTCTTTTCAAAAAAATGTTAAAGGAGAAGGGTATTAAAACCGTTGAAACCGAATTACCTTCCGATAAATTAAAAGCAACTCAAAGTGAATTAGTTGGTAGTAAAGTAGCAGGAATGACGAAGGCGTTAGAAGAAGACCCTCAAAATCCTGGTATTACTGCACCAATTTATGTAAGTAGAGATGGATTCGTAATCGATGGACACCATAGATGGGCAGCCGTTACATCTGCGGCTATTAAAGCTGGTAAACCTGCCAATATGAAGGTGATTGTAGTGGATATGGATATAAAAGATGCCATCCCAATGTGTAACCAATTTGCGGAAGAGCAGGGTATAGCAGCAAAGAAAGCAGATGCTAATGATGGTGAGCAACCAAAACCAAAAGAACCAAACAAAAAAGAAGGTGGAGTAATTTATCCAATTGGGGGGAACTATTATTCAGATACTCCTAATGGGCCTGCACAATATGTTAAATCAGAAAGTGTAGTAAGAGAAGTATTTGAAAACCAAAACGAAAAGTTTATAGGTCTATTGTTCGAAGAAACTGTTACAAAGCAATTACCTGGTGGGGATGAAATTAGAGTAACACCAATTGATGTTGAGGATCAACCTGAGGCAACTCAAAAAGCGGATGCGGAAGATGTGACAACAGAAGCTCCCGAATCATTTAAAGCCGCATTAAGTTCAACCGCTGGAAAAAAGGGTGAAGAATTTATTGCTAAGAAGAAAAAAGATTTGAGTAAATTGGTTACACAAATGCTTACTGATGGTAAATTAAATTTAATTGGTGAGGATGGGAAACCTATTTCAATTGAAGAAGATGTCTTACAGTCATTAGTAGAAAAGGTTTTTAATGGTGAAGATTTATCAGATGGTGAAAAAGAAACATTTAATCAAGTCTTTAAATTTGTTACTACTGTATCTGGTGACGTTAAAATATATGTTGCTAACAAAATAGCTGGTAGGCATCCACAACAAGGATATAAGAGTATTGAATTAAAGAAAAAGAATGTAGCTATGGGTGAAGCCGTTAGGGCATTCGCTTTAAAAAATGGATTGAATGTAGGTAGATCTTCCGAAGGAGCTATTGGTAAAAAGGTATTGAATCCAAAGAAAATGGCGAGTTCGGTAAATCCTGATGAGCCGGAAATGATGGTTGAAATTTCAACAACAAAAAATGGAGTCAATATTGGTGGAAAGGAATTCAAAAGATTTAAAGAAATTGATGAAGAAAGCCTTACACAACAATTAGTTAAGCAAGGATTCACTCAACAGGAAGCTGCTAAAAAGGCCCGTTTATTGGCGTTACAAACAATGGCCTATAATCAGAAATTAGGTGATTTGGCCAAAATAGGTGAAGAGTCCGGAGGTAAAATACCTATGGCAAATTTCGGAGATGTAACAAATCCAGAAGGCCGTAAACAAACCGCCAATAATATAATAGATGGTGCAATCAAACGCTTTACAACTGAATTGGAAGAGTATGGAAAAATGTTTGGTAAAGAAAATCTTCCAGATACACCTGAAAATAAAAAAGTATTTGATACTCTAAATAAATTAAAAGAATTAAATACTAATAGTGATTTAGAAAACGATGAAACCGCGAGAGAGGAGTATAAGAAATTATTGAATCAACTATTAGTAGATATGGGAAATTCAAGAGATTTCAAAGATGCGGTAGCAGATTTTGCGGAAATTAAAGCAGGATTACAATTCTTATCAGAAGGTAAGCAAGTTTATTTCCCTGCATCAGAAAATTTTCAAACTGCTGATATAATTGTAATGCCAGATGAATTTAATGTGAAGCCAAAAGATGGGCAAACTATGGAAGAGGCTATTGCGGAGAACTTACAATTCTATGCCGTTACCGTTACATTCGTTGGAGGATTGAGTGTTAAGTATAAAGGTGGTGGTGGTTCTGCTAATTATTCAAAAATTTTGCAGACAGTTTATAAGAATCCTGAAACACAAGAAAAATTATTAGGTATTCAATCTATATATTCATTAGCGTATCCAAAGGATAAAAAGGGGCAATTGAACATTAAAAAAGAAGATATAGCTGCGGCTGAAAAAAGTCTTAATGATACGATTGATTGGGCGATAAAAAATAACATAATTACGCAGGAAGAGGCTGATAAGATAAGATTAATTGGGCAAAAACAGGCGAAAAACACTTTAAGTGGAGCATTGAAAAATGTTGCAATGTGTGAGGGGGCTGATAGAGAAGCATTTGAGCAAGCAGTTTTATTACATCATACAATGTTACATTTAACTGCGGTGATTAATAATAGAGATATGTTGTATACCCGATTCAGTAATTTCAATGAAGAGGTATCACAAAATAAGGAAGGTGTTGTTACTAAAGTTAGAGATGATATAGCCGATGGCGTTAGTAAACCTTGTTTTATGAATCCACATCATAATCCTGGATTTGACACATCTGACCCCGATGAAAATGATTGTGTAACTGCTGCACCAACTAACCAAAATCCATCTCATATTGAATCTGAGCCTCCAAAGAATTTATTATTATTAAAGTAAATAATTTGGATAGTTGAGTATTTTTTCGTATATTTGTGAAAACAATATATACAATGACAGAAATCCACGAAGAAACCGCAAGAGAGTATTGCGAAAGAGTTTATCCCGAAACGATGGCAGAGTTTGCAAAGATTCAAGCGGAAATGTATGAAACCTTTTGTAAGAAGCAAAGAAACTATGGACCTGGTAACATTTCGGTAGGAACACCTTTGGAAACAAAAGATGATATAAAACTTTCACTTACAGGTCTTTGGTTTAGAATCAACGATAAAGTTCAAAGATTAAAACAATTAGTAGTATTGGGACAACCAGATGAGGTTGGAGAATCTATACAAGATACATACGAAGACCTTTCAGTATATGGTGTAATCGCTCAATTAGTTCAAAGAGGTAAATGGGCGAAGTAATGAATTGGGATGAGTATTTCATTAATATAGCTGAGCAAGTAAAGCTCAAATCAAAAGACCAGCGAACACAAATTGGTGTGGTTATTGTTGGTAAGAATAATGAAATAGTATCAACCGGTTACAATTCATTTCCACGAGGTATAGATGATAATGTTGCAGAAAGACAGGAAAGACCTGAAAAGTATTTTTGGTTTGAACACGCTGAAAGAAATGCAATTTACAACGCAGCCCGAATAGGAGTATCAACTTTAGGAACTACAATGTATATGACGTGTGGTATTAGTTGTGCAGATTGTGCGAGGGCGATTATCAATAGTGGTGTTTCTAAAATAGTGTTGAGAAGGGGTAGAGGAGCTACAAATGAGAAGTGGCAGGATTCCGCAAAAAGAAGTGAGCAGATGTTTAAAGAGGCGGGAATAGTGGTAGAATATTTTGACTTGTAAAATTAAAAAATAAATTATCGTTTTAATATATTTGTATATATTTATATGCGAATCTCCTTATCTCCATCTTATGACACGCCTGTTACGCCAAATTATCAATTGGTTATTCCCTTTTAAAGAAGGTGAATTTCCTGCAACTCCAAAAGGTTTTAATGCCGCTAAAAAGTGGGCTCAATCTCAACCACATACCTATTCTGAAAACCTAACCCTTTGGGAAGAACTTTATGAAAATCATATGGATGGTTATTGGGTATTAGCTAAAATCAACGAACAAAAGAGATTAGCTGACAAGTATAAAGAGGTAAAGGTGAGGAGAAAGGAAACTAAAAAATATTCCGTAAAAAAATCCTAAAACATTTGGAACTTAGAAAGATATTTCATATATTTGTTCTAAGTTTTTGATTTCCGAATATTTATATTCGTAAAACACATAAACTTAAATTTTAAACTTTAAAAACTATAAATTATGTCAACGAACATTGATGCAATCAGAGCTCGCCTTAACAAATTGCAAGGCACTCAAAAGACCGCCGACAGTCTATGGAAACCCTCAGTCGGAAAACACCAATTACGTTTAGTACCTTACAAATTCAACAAGGAAATTCCTTTTATTGAATTGTATTTTCACTACAACATTAACAACAAATCCTATCTTTCACCTGCTTCATTCGGAAGACCTGACCCAATCGTAGAGTTTGCAGACAAACTTAAAAGGATGGGTGGTAAAGAAGATTATCGAGAAGCTAAAAAGATGGAGCCAAAATTGAGAACTTTTGTACCCGTAATCGTAAGAGGATTGGAGCATGAAGGAGTTAAGTTTTGGGGATTCGGTAAAACCGTTTATCAAGAATTATTAGGTTATTTTGCAGACCCTGATTATGGTGATTTATCTCATCCATTAAATGGTAGAGATATCGTAGTAGATTATACTGCACCAGAAGGTGGGGCATCGTATCCAACAACAACTATTAGAGTAAAACCTAACTCTACTAAATTGCACGATGAAGATCCTAAAATTAGAGAGTTGTTGGAAAATCAAAAAGATATAACATCTATTTATTCTGAATTATCTTATGATGAGTTAAAGAAAATTTTAGAGAATTGGTTAAGTGGAAACACAACTGATGATACTGAAACATCTGCAACTCAGGAAACGGTTGTAGCTAAATCTGAACAATCAGTTGCTGATTCGTTTGATTTTGATTCTAAACCTCATCAATTAGATGATGTTGTAGAAGCACCAAAGGCACAACCTAAAACATCTGAATTACCGTGGGATGATGAAAAACCGGCGGTAGCTAAAACTACTCAACAAGTAGCAGATGCATTCGAAGATTTATTCAAATAATATAGATTATGGCAAAAACAGATTTAGCAGACATTTTGGTTGATAGTCTGAACAAAAAACAAAAAGACCAAAAAATCGCCTTTTTCTTAGATGATGATTCCGAAGGGGCTCCAACCAATGTAAATGGTTGGATTTCCACCGGAGCTGCTATGTTAGATGTTGCTATTTCTAACCGACCATATGGTGGTATTCCAGTTGGAAGAATTACCGAACTAACGGGATTGGAGCAGAGTGGTAAATCATTACTCTCTGCCCATCTTTTAGCGGAAACTCAAAAGCAAGGTGGTATTGCAGTATTGATTGATACTGAAACTGCGGTGAGTAGAGAATTCTTTGATGCAATCGGAGTAGATGTATCCAAATTGTTATATGTTTCAGTAGATACAGTTGAAGATATATTTGAAACAATTGAAACTATTATTGAGAAGGTTAGAGAAAAAGATGCACAAAAATTGGTTACAATTGTTGTGGATTCAGTAGCGGCGGCATCAACTAAAAAAGAGATGGAATCGGATTATGATAAAGATGGTTACGCAACTGATAAGGCAATTATCATTTCCAAAGCGATGAGAAAGATTACTAATACAATTGGTAGACAGAAAATCGCAGTCATCTTCACAAACCAATTAAGACAGAAGTTAGGAGTAATGTTCGGTGACCCCTGGACAACGAGTGGTGGTAAGGCTTTGGCATTCCACGCATCGGTTCGTTTAAGATTGAAGAACGTTGGTCAGATTAAAATGAAAGTTGGTGGTAATGATAAAGTGGTAGGTATATCGGTGAGAGCACAAGTTGTTAAAAACCGATTAGGGCCACCATTGCGTTCCGCTGATTTCGATATCTTCTTCGATAGAGGTATTGATAACTATGGTAGTTGGCTGACAGTAATGAAGGAAAACAAATTAGTTAAACAAGGTGGTGCTTGGTATGAATATACTGATACCGATACCGGTGAAATAATCAAATTTCAATCAAAAGATTTCATTAAGATGATGATGGATAATGTTGAATTGAGAGAACAAATTTACAAGAAAATTTGCGAACTAACAATTCTTCAATATAAGAAAGATACTTATGATATCGATAATATGGAAGTTGATGGTGCATTGCCGAATGAAGTAGAATAATGAATAACTTATGGGTATTTGGTGATTCATATTCAACATATAATAGGGAGAGGGGTTCAACTCCTCTCTCTATCTATAATAGAGTAGCTAATCACTTAACATTAGAACAAAAAAATCATTCTATTTCTGGATTAAGTAATCCAGATATTTTTACAAATCTATTAAGATTTTTGAGTGAATATAAAAAAGGTGATTATATAATTTTTCAATTATCTTTTTTAGATAGATTTTCATATATCGATGTTAGGCAAAGCAAAGAATTAAATCTGCATGAATTGAGTTTATATTCAGTTTCAGATAATTTTTTTCTTCATCCACAATACTACCATAATGGATTACAAAATGAATTAACCGAAAGGCAAATTCAATCATTCAATGTATTTGCTGAAAATATACAATTAAACTTATTTGATTTTTATTACAAATTCTTTACTCAACTAAACCATATTGTAAATTTTTTAAATAATAATGAAATAAATTTTAAAATTGTTATATTAGAAAATTTGAATATGGATTATAATGGGGAATCAATAAGTTTGCATTCGTTATTAAATGAAACTAATTTATCAAAGTATATTTTAAATTTTGATGAATCGGATACGCTGAAAACAAGTAAATTCTATTTTGAAATTGGTGAGTATGAATACCATCATTTTACGCGTGATGTAATAGATAGAATCGCTGAACAAATCAAAAACAATTTTAGATGAACGAAAAATATAAAAGTTTATTAAATGAAATAAGTAACGAGCATACTATAATTAGAACCCGAAATTCAAAAGTTTTATTTGTAGATGGCCTTAATACTTTTTTTCGTTGTTGGAGCACCAACCCCACAATGAATGAAGATGGTGAGCATGTAGGTGGTGTAGTTGGGTTTCTAAAATCATTAGGTATGGTAATTCGTAATGAAAATCCAACGAGAGTAGTTGTTATATTTGATGGCAAAGGCGGTTCACAAAAAAGAAGACAAACTTTTTCTAATTACAAAGCGGATAGAAAAGTAAAATTCAGAGTAAACCGTCAGTATGATGATTTGATGACGGAAGAAGATGAACAAATTAGTTTGAAACGACAGATTAGTTGGTTAGGTAATATATTAAGCATTTTACCTGTAACAACTATGGTTTATGATAATATCGAAGCAGATGATGTTATTGGTTATTTATCGAAGCAGGTTTTAACCGAAGAAGAAAAAGGATTGATACTTTCATCTGATAAAGATTTTTTACAACTAGTTTCCGATAATATAAATGTTTGGAATCCACTTAAAAAAGAAAGGATTACAAAAGAAAGATTGGTTGAATTATATGGTATTCATCCTGAAAACTTTATTTGGTATAGGGTTTTAGATGGCGATAAATCAGATAATATAGATGGAGTAAAGGGGTGTGGATTAAAAACATTACAAAAAAGATTACCTCTTTTCGAAGGTGAAAAGAGAGTGACAATAGAAGAACTATTAAGCGCAGCGGAAGCTGAAAAAGATAAATACAAAGTTTTTCAAACAATTATAGATAGCAAAAGCATTATTGAAAGAAACTTTGATTTAATGCAATTAGATAATCCGGATATAAGTGGGACAACTAAATTAAAAATTGTAGAACGATTTAGAGAAGACGTTGAGCCATTAGATAAAATGAAATTTATCGGGATGGGTATGAAATATAAGATACTTCAAAATTGGACAGATGTTAATGATTGGTTGAGAACATCATTTGGAAATCTTATATTAAAATAATTTGGAAATTTAAAATTTAAACTCTATATTTGTTCTATGAGTGAAGCTGTAGATAATCTATCAAAATATGGTCAAAGTTACCAAACAAAGGTTGTAGCTAATTTAGTTGTTGATAGAACTTTTTTAGAACAAGTATCCGATATATTAGAAACAAAATATTTTGAAGCAGATACGAATAAATGGATTGTTGATTTAACAAAGAAGTATTTTCACAAATACAAAAACATTCCAACTACCGATTTCTTTAAAACCGAAGTTCAAAAAATATCCGATAATACATTACAACAAAATGTAGTTGGGCAATTAAAGGCAGTGTATCAAAACACACAACATTCTGATAAAGAATGGGTAAAAACTGAATTTGTAACATTTTGTAAAAACCAAAACTTTAAAAATGTAATCCTAAATTCAGTTGAATTATTAAAAACCGGTCAATTTGAAAAGATTGAAAAAATGGTTAGGGATGCCGTTAAAGTTGGGCAGACTGCTGATTTGGGATTGGATTATAAAGAAGAACTTGAAGCTCGTTTTGAAGAAGTAAATAGGAGAACCGTTGCTACAAATTGGGATGTTATTGATGAATTGACCGATGGAGGATTGGGGCCAGGTGAATTAGGAGTTATTGTAGCACCTTCCGGTGTTGGTAAGACTTGGGTATTATCACATATAGGAGCGGAAGCGGTAAGACAAGGTAAAAATGTATTACATTACACTTTGGAACTTACACAAAATTATGTTGGGCAGAGATATGATACTATTTTCACATCTATACCATCAGCTGATTTAAAAGAACATAAAGATGAAATCAGAGAAAAGGTAGATAAACTAAAAGGAGGATTGATTATTAAATACTATCCACCAAAAGGTATTACCGCCAATACAATTGCTGCGCACGTTGATATGGTTAGGCAAACAAAGTTTCAACCAGATTTAATTATTATAGATTATGCAGATTTATTGGTATCAACTAATTCAAAAAATAATTCTGATTACGCTGAGCAGGGGGGGATTTATATTGATTTAAGAGCTTTAAGTGGTGAGTATCAAATACCAATTTGGACTGCATCGCAAACAAATAGAAGTGCAATTGATTCCGAAGTAATTCAGGCAGATAAGATTGCAGATTCATACGCAAAGGTAATGAATGCCGATTTAATTATATCAGTTAGTAGAAAGGATACCGATAAACTAAATGATACGGCTCGTTTTCACATTATGAAAAACCGATTTGGGCAAGATGGTATGACATTCCCTGCAAAGATGAACACTAATAAAGGTATTATAGAAGTATATGCAAATAATTCTCCAAATGGAATCATCGCTAGTAAAGAAGCTAAGAATGGAGAACTTTTACAAAAACAACTACTGCATAAAAAATATGTAGATAATATGGGGTAAGTTATGAAATTACTATTAGGAGATTGTTTAGATAAACTAAAAGAATTAGAAGATAACTCTATTGATTCAATTGTTACAGACCCACCATACGGACTTTCCTTTATGGGAAAGAAATGGGATTACGATGTTCCCTCACAGGCTATATGGGAAGAGTGTATGAGGGTATTAAAGCCAGGCGGACACTTATTATCATTCGCAGGTAGTAGAACTTATCACAGAATGGCAGTAAGGATTGAAGATGCAGGGTTTGAGATTAGAGACCAGATTATGTGGATATATGGTAGTGGGTTTCCAAAATCACATAACATCGGTAAAGCAGTAGATGCATTAGAAAAGACCGGCAAATCAAATCCAAAGGCCTTACGTGAAGCAAGAATGGGTAACGATTATAAACCAACCGGTCAAATTGATTATAAAAAAGGTAGAATGTTTAGTTCAGATATAGAGAATGATACTACACAACAAATTATAAATAACGAATGGGAGGGATGGGGAACTGCATTAAAACCCGCACACGAACCAATAGTAATGGCAAGAAAACCTTTCAAGGGTAACGTAGCAGGTAATGTATTAGAATGGGGTGTCGGTGGTGTAAACATAGATGATAGTAGAATTGATTTTGTAAGTGAAGCTGATAAAGCAGAGAGCATTAACAAAAACCAACACGCTGATTTCGGTAGCACAATGGGTTCAAACCAAATCTATGGCGATTACTCAATGTTAAAACCACAAAACTATAATCCAACTGGTAGATTTCCTGCTAATGTAATCTTTGATGAAGAAGCAGGTAAGATATTAGATGAACAATATGAAGCCGCATCACGCTTCTTTTATTGCCCGAAAGCATCAAAGGGTGATAGAAATGAAGGAGGTGATAATACACACCCAACCGTAAAACCAACTGATTTAATGTTATACCTAATCCGTTTAGTAACACCAAATGGTGGAACAACTCTTGACCCGTTTATGGGTAGTGGTTCAACTGGTAAAGCGGCAGTAAGAGGTGGATTTGACTTCATTGGCATTGAAAGAGAAAAAGAATATTTTCAAATTGCAGAGACTAGAATAGATTACGAAATCGGCAATCCATACAAAGAAGAAAAAGGTAAAAAAGTAGAAGTAACCCCTAAATTAAAAGAAACGGTAAATAAATTTTTTGGATAATAACAAACGTAATATGGAAAATAAAATTGGATTAGTTGATGAAATATGTGCTGGAATGGCTATATTAGATTATTTTGATAATGCTATATTAGGATATGATGTTGATTCTAAAAAAATTATATATGATTATAAATCAATGGTAGATATTCTTATAAAAGACCACCAACTTTCCGAAGAATTGGCAGTTGAATACCTTTCATACAATGTAATAGGATTAAAAATTACAAATGACGATGGGGAAGACATATCACCGATTATTATAAGCAAATTTGAAGATGAGTTAAATGATAAACTATAATACTTTTGCTAAGTTTATAGAATGGGATGAGTTAGATTTAGAGTATGAAAGAATAACTCAAAATATAAAAGAAATAGATGATGTTCAATCAGCATTAGATATAATTTTTAAGTATCATCGAAAAAAAGGATTTCCTCACTACCATTCAACCACCGATAATATGATTGGTGATATGAAATCTTTAAGTGAGTTTGATGAATCAACTTTATTTAAAGATGGTTATATTGACCAAACAATGCATTGTTTAGGATTGGCATGGAGTTATTTTCCCCATTGGATAGATGTTCAATGTGGTAATAGTAAAATGAAACCAATTGATTATTGGAATGATGATAGTAAGTTCAAAGAAATTATTAGAAAGACTTGGAATTGGCATCTTAAACATAGTGATGGTAAATTTACCCTAAATCGTTTAAGACAAAATTTCAAAATATATGGTGGCAACCAAACTGTCAGTAATTTCAGACCTTCGGCTGCTAAATGGATATATAATAACTATGGTGGGGAGACCGTGTGGGATATGAGTTGTGGATGGGGAGGTAGATTAATTGGATTCCTAACGAGTAATTGTAAAACGTATATAGGAACTGATCCTAGCGGTAAAACTTATGAGGGATTAGGTAAATTAAATAAAGACCTAAATTTTTATGGTAAAAATGTTATACTCCACCAATTAGGTTCGGAAGTATTCGTACCAGAAAAAGATTCATTAGATTTGTGTTTTACTTCACCACCTTATTTCGATACTGAAAAATATAGTGATGAGGAAACCCAATCATATAAAAAATACCCTACACCACATTTATGGGTGGATGGATTTTTAAAACAAACTATGGCAAATTGTCATATTGGCTTAAAAAGTGGGGGTAAAATGTTATTAAATATAGCAAATACTCCTAAACATAAAGATATAGAAAGTGAAACGATTAGAGTAGCGGAAGAAGAAGGATTTGTATTAGAAAAAACAATAAAACTTGCATTATCCAGTATTGCTGGGAAGGGTATAAAATACGAACCTATCTTTATTTTTAACAAAAAAAACTAAAGAAATATTAATGAAAAAATTTTCTAAAGAACCTAAAATTTTTTACGGTATATATCCTATTTATTCTTACCTTAATAACAAAACAAAGTTTTAAAGATGAGCAAATTATTTACCGAAAGAATTCCATTTAAACCATTTGAATATCCAGAATACTATACCGAAGGTTGGTTGAAGCAAATGCAGGCTTTTTGGTTACATACCGAAATCCCTATGCAGATGGATGTGAAGGATTGGAATGAAAATTTAACAAAAGAAGAAAAACATTTAGTTGGTAACATCCTTTTAGGATTTGCTCAAACCGAATGTGCCGTATCCGATTATTGGACAGGCATGGTTACCAAATGGTTTCCAAAGCATGAGATTAGACAAATGGCAATGGCGTTTGGTTCGCAAGAAACAATACATTCAGTAGCATATTCATATCTTAATGAAACATTAGGATTAGATGATTTCGAAGGTTTCCTACACGATGAAGCGATGAAGGAAAGATTTGAACTATTGACTAATACAACTGCTGATTGGACACCGGAAGATTTAAAAACTAATCCAAAAGCAAGAATTGAAGTTGCTCGTTCATTGGCCATCTTTTCGGCATTTGCAGAAGGTGTGGCATTATATTCTTCATTCGCAGTTCTTTATAGTTTCCAAATGAGAAACTTACTAAAAGGAATTGGACAACAAATGAAGTGGAGTGTTAGAGATGAATCACTGCATTCGAAGATGGGTTGTCAATTATTCAGACACATGTGTAGTGAGTATCCTGAATTGTTAGAAGAAGCAAAAGTTGATATCTACAAAGCAGCAGAAATAATTAGAGATTTAGAACACAAATTTATTGATAAGATTTTTGAAATGGGTGATTTAGAAAACCTTAAAGCAGATGACCTAAAAGAATTCATTACAAAAAGAATTAATGAAAAATTAGGAGAGTTAGGATATAACCCAATTAAAGGTGGCGATGGCTATTTTGAATACACCGAAAAAAAGGCATCTCAATTAGATTGGTTCTACCATTTAACAGGAGGTGTGACACATACTGATTTCTTTGCTATCAGACCTACTGATTATAGTAAAGCAGGTGAAGGTGAAAATTGGGATGATATATTTTAAAAAAATTAAGAATTAAATTTATGAAGAATTACGGCGAAGAACTCGGTTGGGAGGTAGATGTTGATTTTCCATCTTGGGGAAATAATGAGATTTATGTAAAGACTATATCTAAAACATATTTGCAGGCAGGAGAAAAACCAAAAGATGCATATTGGAGAGTTGCTACTGCGGTAGCCAAAAGATTAGAGAAACCACAATTGGCAACAAAATTTTTTGATTACATTTGGAAAGGATGGTTGTGTTTAGCTACACCAGTACTATCAAATACTGGTACTGATAGAGGATTACCAATTTCATGCTTCGGTATTGATGTAGGTGATAGTATCTATGAGATTGGTTCTAAGAACTTAGAATTGATGTTGTTGGCAAAGCATGGTGGTGGTGTTGGTATTGGTATCAATATGATACGACCTGCGGGTTCTAAAATAACCGGCAATGGAACATCCGATGGTATTGTACCATTCGCTAAGATATACGATTCTACGATACTCGCAACGAATCAGGGAAGTGTTCGTAGAGGAGCCGCTTCGGTAAACATTAAAATCGAACATAAAGATTTTGATGATTTTTTAGAGATTAGAGAACCAAAGGGTGATGTAAACCGTCAATCACTTAACTTACACCAATGTGTAGTAGTGAGTGATAAGTTTATGAAAAAATTAGAAGAAGGAGATCCGGAAGCAAGAAGAAAATGGGGTAAATTACTTCAGAAAAGAAAAGCAACTGGAGAACCTTACATTATGTACAAAGGAAATGTGAACAAAGCAAATCCTGAAATGTACAAAAAGAATGGTTTAAAAGTTCACATGACTAACATTTGTTCAGAGATTGTATTACATACCGATGAGCAACATTCATTCGTTTGTTGTTTGAGTTCCTTAAACTTAGCAAAGTACGATGAATGGAAAGATACTGATTTAGTTTATACATCTACTATCTTCTTAGATGGTGTATTGGAGGAGTTCTTACAAAGAGCTAAGAATATGAAAGGTTTTGAAAATTCAGTTCGTTCAGCAGAAAGAGGCAGAGCCTTAGGATTAGGTGTATTAGGGTGGCATACTTACCTACAACAAAAGGGAATACCATTTGAAGGATTACAAGCCCAATTTGAAACTCGTAAGATTTTCTCACAAATGAAAATAGAAAGTGAGAGTGCAAGTAGAGATTTGGCAGCAGAATATGGAGAACCTCTTTGGTGTAGAGAGAGTGGATTCCGTAATACACATTTAAGAGCAGTAGCACCGACTGTATCAAACTCAAAATTAAGTGGTAATGTAAGTAGTGGTATTGAGCCGTGGGCAGCAAATGTATTCACCGAACAAACTTCAAAAGGAACATTTATTAGAAAAAATCCTGAATTGGAAAGAGTGCTTCGTAAGATTGGTAAAAACAATAAAGAAGTATGGGATCAAATTCTTGCAGATGGAGGTTCGGTACAAGGATTGGATTTTTTAGATGATTGGTGTTTTTCAGGTGATAAATTAGTTGAGTGTAAAGAAGTATCAATTGATGAAAGGGCACATAGATGTAGTTCAGTAAAAGATGTATTCAAAACATTTAAAGAAATTAATCAATTGGATTTAGTAAGACAAGCAGGTGTGAGACAACAATACATCGACCAAGCAGTTTCTCTAAATTTAGCATTTCCTGCAACCGCAGAACCAAAATGGGTTAATCAAGTTCATTTGGAAGCATGGAAACAAGGTGTTAAAACACTTTACTATATGAGAACCGAATCGGTATTAAGAGGTGATATAGCGGCAAAGGCAATGGATCCAGAGTGTGTAAGTTGTGAAGGTTAATAAATTAAAATAAAATAATATGATTAGTGTAAAAAAATTTAGTGCAAGTTGGTGCGGGCCATGCAAAGCCTTAAAGCCAGTTTTTGAAGAAGTGAAAAGTGGTTATTCTAATGTAAAGTTCGAAGATATAGATGTTGATGAAAACTTTGAATTAGCAGCTCAATACGGAGTTCGTTCAGTTCCGACTGTTGTTATTGAAAAAAATGGTGTGGAAGTAAGTAGATTTAGTGGAGTTCAATCAAAATTAGCATATACTAATGCAATTAATGAAAATCTCTAATTCAGTTGGAGATTTCAAAAATTATTATTATATTTGCTAATTAAAAGTTACGATGTATCAAAATATATACTACCAAAGAAATACAAATACTATCCATATATGGGATGATGTAAAGGGATACTTTACAATGCCATATCAACGTTACGCTTTTAAACCTGCGGTAAACGGTGAATGGACATCCATATATGGAGATAAATTAACAAAGGTTTTTAAATACGAAAAAGAAGATTCATCTTTATTTGAATCTGATGTTCCTGAAATAACCAGAGTATTGGTAGATTTATATACCAATTCAGATTTACCCTCCGAAGGGCATAAAGTTCTTACTTTTGATATTGAGGTTGAAATGAATTCTGGTCTACCTGATACTGAAAAGGCAGAAAACGAAATTACATCAATCGCTGTTCATGATTCAGTTGAAGATTTTTATTATGTATTAGTATTAGACAAGAATCGAACAATACAACCATCCAAATCCGGAAATAGATTAGTGGCTCCATTCGATACTGAAAAGGAGATGCTGAATAAATTTTTAGATATATACGAATCTATTTCCCCAACAATTATAACCGGATGGAATATAGATTTCTTTGACGTTCCCTATCTATTTAATCGTCTGAAAAACCTTTTGGGTGAAAGACAAGCAAAAAGATTATCTCCGATTAGAGAGGTATTCTATTCACCTTATAGAAAAAAATGGTTTATTGGTGGAGTATCGGCATTAGATTATTTAGTTCTATATAAAGAATACAATTATACTGAATTAGACAACTACCGATTAGATACGGTCGCAAAGATTGAATTAGGTAGAGGTAAGGTTGAATACACCGGAAACTTGGATGAGTTATTTGAAAAAGATAAAGAAAAGTTTATCGAATATAACTTGGAAGATGTTAGGTTGATTGTAGATATGGATAAGAAGCTACAATTTATCGATTTGTGTAGAGGTATTGCACACGCCGGACACGTTGCCTATGAAGATGTTTTTTTCACTTCACGACCATTAGAGGGAGCACTCTTATGTTTCTTACGCCAAAGAGGATTAGTAGCACCTAATAAAATGAAGAAAGAGGATTCAGATAGAATGATTGATTCTATGAGAGAAACCGGTGGAATCGATGAGAGTGCAAAAGATGAAAAGTTTATTGGTGCGTATGTGAAAGACCCTATCGTTGGTAAATACGATTGGGTATATGACTTGGATTTAACATCTCTTTATCCATCTATTATTATGACCTTAAATATATCACCCGAAACCAAAATGGGTAAGGTTGATAATTGGGATATACAAAGATACTTAAAGGGATTGGATGATTCTTATTCAATACAAGGAAAGCAAATTACAAAAGAAAAGTTCAAAGAGTTTCTCAACGATAGTGGATACTCTATTGCTTCAAATGGTGTAATTTATAGGAATGATAAAATCGGTTGTATTCCTGCAATATTGGATGAATGGTTTCAAAAGAGGGTTGAATTCCGAAAGCTAGAAAAGCAATTTGGAGAAGCGGGTGATAAAGAAAAATATGCATTTTATAAGAAAAGACAATTGGTT